TGGGATTTAACCGATGCAGACAAAACAGTTACAATAACCAAAGTTGACAAGGAGAAAGTACACGATGGTAAAGGTGGCGAATCCGAATGCTGCATCGTTCACTTTGCTGAATGCAAACCGATGGTGGCTAACGCTACTAACCTTAAGCGCATTTCAAAACTTTTAGGCAGCCCATTTATTGAGGACTGGACTAACAAACAAATAGTATTAACAACCGAAAAGGTGCGCGCATTCGGTGAGATGCACGATGCTGTGAGGGTATCAACAAAGCCAGTAGTTAAACCGACATTAAGCGGTGAAGCAATCGAAAAGGCCAAAGCAGCCATTGCTGCGGGATCGGTTACGATTGAAGCAATTAAAAAGAAATATAATGTTACTAACGAGGTGGAAAAACTATTGACAAATGGATAAAATTTTTCAAATACATTGCTCTCAAATCGGAAAGATTATGAGCAACGCAAAAACAAAAGGAGAATTATCAGCAACCTGCAAAACATTCTTGATGGAGTGGTACAGCCAAGAACGCGAGCAAATTCATTCCAAGTACATTATGAAAGGTAACTTGGTTGAAATTGACCTTATTGATTTTATGGCCGAGCAAATCGGTTTAGGCATGGCTCAAAAGAATGAAGTAACTGTGCATAATGAATGGATGGTTGGAACGTGCGATGTAATTACGAATCACTTAATAGTGGATGTTAAGGCTGCTTGGTCACGTAAAACATTGCAGCAACAAGCTATCGAGGGAATGAATAGCGATTATGAGTGGCAAGGTCGCGGTTACATGGCGCTTTATGAGCGACCAACTTTTATAGTTTTTCATGGCCTAATGAACACACCAGAGGAGGCGAATTACGATGGCGAGGTTGTTTATGATGACCTACCCGATAACGAGCGTTGGGTGGCTTATCAGGTGCAGCGCGATGTAACTATTGAGCAGTTAATTATTCAGCGCGTCATTCAATGTCGCGAATGGTTGGAGGAATACGATAAAAAAATGCTTGCTACTTTGGGTAAGATTCATTAAGTTTGCAAAGTTGTTTTGGTCTCACATTATAGAAACATAATAATATTGGCCCTTATAGAGGCGCAAGGAAGTGAGACCCCTTGCAAATCTTTAAGGGCTTTTTTAATTTTAACAGTTATGAAAATATTTTTAGTAAAATCCCCAAGCGGGAAAATCCTTCCAACATGGGCCGAAACAATTTATCACGCTATTCAAAAAGCAATGGTAGTGGATGGCTTTAATTACAATCAAACCGAGTACAATAAACTTAATACTGCGAAAAAATGAATAAATATGATATAAAACCAAAAGAAACTGTTTATAATGGCATACAGTTTAGGTCTTTATTAGAAGCTAAATGGGCTTGTTTTTTTGATTTGACTGGATGGCAATGGCAATATGAACCAATGGAAATAAATGGAAGGATTCCTGACTTTATTATTTATACTAAAAGTAAACATTATGCAACAAATAAAATTATAGTTGAGGTTAAACCATCAACAATGATTGACGATAAATTTAAACAAAATATATTAAGTTCTTATGCAAATGAAAAGTGCCATCTTTTAATATTAGATGAAAATCCTTTTTATTTTGATAGTGATGAATTGTTAAAATTGGGTTTAATGTCACAATATAATTATTATGAAAATGATCCATATGAATTTAGACATAATGAAATTTATAGTGCTTTAATGAAATGTGTAGATGATTTTTCTTCAGATTATATGATTTTTGATGGAATGATTTATGGACAAGTAGAGCGAAAAAATTTTCTTTCAGAATATGACAAATTTGAATGTAGTTTTATAATTGAAAACTGGAGAAAGGCGCAAAACTATGTTAGATTTAAATCATACAACAAATGAATCCTATTTTTAACTATTACGAAGCCGACATCAAACGTAGCACTCCATTAGGTAGTGTTACGCTTGAATATCTAATTAACGCAATTAGAACACCTAAAAAAGATATCCGCAATGTATTTGAGGAGATAAGGATTGCTGAAGAGAATAAAGACATGGCTACAAAGCAAGCATTGAAGTCAAAATTATACTCATTTACTCCATGTGTTTATGTTAATGGGCCGCGCAAGTATTCTAATATTCAACATTGGACTGGATTGCTTGTTTTGGACTTCGACCATTTAGCAAGTGATGTGGCAGTTGAATTTAAAGAGTATTTATTTAATGAATATAAATACATTATAACTGCGTGGCTTTCGGCTTCGCGACATGGCGTGCGAGCTTTGGTTAAGATACCCGTATGCACTTCGGTTGATGAATTTAAACACTATTATGCAGGCATTGAGCGACACCTTAACTGCTATAATGGTTTCGATACCGCGCCAAAGAACTGCATTTTACCGATGTTTATCAGTTACGATGCCGAAATATTGCACAGAAACGATGCGCAAACTTGGTCAACAAAATACATTGAAATAGTGAGGCCTGCGGTAAAACAATATATTGTTGATGATAAAACTTCGGTTATTGAAAAGATAATTGCAAAGCGAATTAACACCATAACCGACACTGGGCATATTATTTTAAGAGCAACTTCATATCTTTTAGGAGGGTATGTTGGCGCAAATTATATTGATTATAACGATGCCATTTCACTTATCAATAACTTAATTGATTCGCAAAGTTACCTATCAAAAAAGCCAAGTATTTACAAAGCTACCGCAAAACAAATGGTGGATAAGGGTTTAAATTTTCCTACTTATTTGCAAAATAGATAATAATAAAGTACATTTGCACTATCGGAGTCACGAACCGAAGTAACATAGATTCACATAAAAACATTAGGAGTCCTAATAGTTAAGTGTAAGGAGTGAATCCCTTACTTGCTTCGTAAGCAAACTTAACTATTAGGACTTTTTTATTTTTAAAATTATGAGCGACAAATTTAAAAAACCTGAATCAAACCCGCTACTTAACGCGGTGGATTATTTTAACTTCTATGGTTCATTTATTTCAATTTTCGAGGGCATCAAACAATGCAACGTAAAATCTGAAACGGAAGTATGCCTACTTAATCCCGATAGTTTAGATCCGCAGGAACTTAACAAACCGACTTTCATTCTCAATAAGTTAAACACTATTGATGTGATGAAAAAAAATAGTTACCGACTTGGTGTTGGCGCCAAAGTTTCTAAATTTATGGTTTTAGCCGCAGTTAAATTCCAAGGCGATTCATTTGCTGCAATGTCTTATGTTAACTTTGAAATTATAAAATCCGATATACCTTACATCAGAGTTGGAACTGATTATTTTAAAGTGATAGCTAAAAAAGACAGATACAAATCAGAAAACACACTTCTTAAACCTTGGAAAAAAGATGAAATAAAGCAAGACCATGGCAAACAATTACTCGGAATGATTTACAAGTTTGATGACTTCACTATTTATCCTGACAATGTTGAATATACTCCAGTGCTTAACAACTGTTATAACCTTTACGCTAAATTTGCGCATAAATTCGTTATTGATGAGGTCAACACAAATGATATACCTGTTACATTGGGATTGATTAATCATATTTTTGGTGACCAATGGGAGCTGGGTTTAAAGTATATGAAAATACTTTACGAATATCCGCGCCAAATATTGCCAGTTTTAGCACTTGTTTCAACCGAGCGCGAAACGGGTAAAACAACTTTTCTTAATTGGATTCAAATGTTGTTTGGAGAAAACACTACACTTATTAATCCAAGCGACCTTACAAACAACTTTAATGATGCGTACGCGACTAAAAACATTATTATGATTGATGAAACAACGATTGATAAACAACAAACTATCGAAAAGTTAAAGTCAATAGCAACAGCAAAAACAATGTCGGTTTCGCAAAAGTTTGTTAGCCATTATTCAGTACCTTTTTTTGGCAAAGTTATTTTTTGCACTAACAAAGAATCTGACTTTATGCGAATAGACCAAGAGGAAATTCGATTTTGGGTGCGCAAAATTAAACTTATCAAAGGCGCAAAAAACACTAACATCGAAAACGATTTGTTTAATGAGATACCAAAGTTTTTAAAATACCTTATTCAACTTCCTGCAATAGATTTTAGCAAATCGCGAATGGTATTTACAAAGGAGGAAATAGAAACCGAATCTTTACATATTGTAATGGAGCAGAGTAAATCAACATTAAGAAAAGAAATTGAAATGAATTTTGACGACTTCTTTATGAATAATGATGGTATTGAATTTATTGAGGCAACTGCTAAAGATATTAAAATACAATGGTTTTCATTAAATCATAAATATGAAATGAGTTATATTAGAACAGTTTTAAAGGAGGAAATGAAAATGGTGCATTTAAAAAATAAAAAGTATAAAGGATTTCCAAATGAGAACTATCCACAAGTGAGCAAAACTGGACATCCTTTTCTGTTTAAAAATCCGTATCATGTTAAAAATAAAGTAGTTAATAAACAAAACGATTCAGTTGATGACCCTAATGAAGAAAAGGCAAGATTTGCTTAGTAATATTACCAAAATTACTAATTACTATTTAATATGCTGAAAATCAACAAAGTAATTAAATTTAGTAATAATGCAAAACCTCATAAGATTTATGCTCAAAATAGAATCGTCAGACTTTTTAGCGTTTTCTTTATTACTCTATTACTTTATAATAATAATAATAATATAGAGTAGTGATAGCAAGGCATACGCTTGGTAATTTTTTAGTAATTTTTAAGTAATTAATAAGTAATAGTAATCAATATGAAAATCTACACAATCCCCGAATTCGAACTGTATTACCATAATCAATACAAACGGTCAAACATGAATCAAGCGTTTTGGCAAACATTACCGATTGAACGATTCAACCTCAACAAAAAGAAAGTGGTTAAGAAGCGAAAGGCGGAGCTCACAACAAACCATTTAGACTTACCGGTTAACAATGTTATCCAACCGAAAGAAACCAAAGATTCTTTTAACACAAATAAGTTTACTGACCTTATCATTGCTTACCTCAAATCCGTACACAGTTGCAATAGTGCAAGGCGCATAAGTAGTGAGGGCAGATATAGAAAGGGCATAGGTTACATTGCAGGATTAAACAAAGGAATGGAGGATATACAATGTGTCCTTAAAGGAAAACTTTTTGCCATTGAGGTCAAATCCCCAACCGATAAGATAAGCCCCGAACAACTTAAACGCAAAGCAGCAATCGAATCAGATGGAGGTAATTACATTGTAGCTACATCGTTTGAGCAGATGCAAAGTGAAATACTTAACTTATTAAAATAATTCTTATCTTTGTGCTATGAAAAGGTGTGTAAAATACACGAAAATACATAAAAATGGGGTTTACTAAAGGAAATAAGGGCAAACCGAAAGGAGCAACTAACAAACTGACCAAATCAGTTAAAGAAGCGTTTGAAATTGCGTTCAATGAATTGCAAGGAGATTCAGAAGCCAACCTTGCTAATTGGGCTAAAGAAAATACAACAGAGTTTTACAAGTTGGCTGCTAAACTTATTCCAACATCGGTAAGTGCTGACCTAACCACTAATGGCAAAGAAATACGTTCATGGAGCGTGAAATCGAAGTAAACGAGGTCTATATTCCATTTCTTTCAAATAGGCAACGATATGCAGTTTTGAAAGGAGGCGCAGGATCGGGCAAATCAATCGCGGCAGTTCAAAAGATAATACTGCGAATCACAACCGAGCAAGGGCATCGCATATTGTGCATTAGAAAGGTAGCAACAACTATCCGAAATAGTGTTTATCAATTGTTTGTCGATAAGCTATTAGAGTACGATATATTTAGCGAATTCACTATAAATAAAAGTGAGATGCGCTTCACACACAATCCAACAGGCAATGAAATACTTTGCGCAGGTATGGATGACCCCGAAAAAATTAAATCCATTGCCGGTATAACATCAGTATGGTGTGAGGAAGCAACCGAATTAGATGAATTAGATTTCAATCAGTTGGAGTTAAGGGTGCGAGGCGAAACAAGCAACTACAAACAGTTTATTATCACATTCAACCCAATAAGTGAACAACACTGGATAAAGCGCAGATTCTTTGATGAACCTGATGCTGAAACCATGTTAATGAACACGACTTACAAAGACAATTCATTCCTCGATGCCGATTACATACATCATTTAACCGAAAGAGTAAAAGCTAACCCAAACTTGCACAAAGTTTATGTTTTAGGCGAATGGGGCAAAGTTGATTTCGGTGGCGAATTCTTAAAGAGTTGGTCAACTATTAAACACACTGGCATTGTAACCTATGACCCATCATTAGCAGTTTGGCTTTCGTTTGATGAAAACGTAAACCCATACTTCCCTTGTGGTATCTTTCAGATTAGTGATGAAAACGAAATAAGATTGATTGATTGCATTGCGCTAAAGAACCCCGATAACACCACCAAAGCAATGGGCAGGGCTATAATGCAACGGTTACGACATTGGAAGCATAACGGTCATGTTTATGTATGTGGCGATAGCACATCGCAAAAGGATGACGTTAAACAAGAAAAAGGCTTTGACTTATTTCGCTTACTAATCAATGAATTAGATGAGGTTAAACCGATTCGCAGAGTGGCTAAATCAAATCCAAATGTGCGCCCAAGTGCTGACTTTTTTAATGCGATATTAGGCTACAATGAGCAAGGCATTAGTTTTATAGCTGATGAAAGTTGCCGCGTGGCAATATTAGATTTTGAGAATACAAAGGAAGACAAGAATGGCAAAGTAGATAAGCGCACAGTAACCGATCCTGTGACAAAAGTAAGTTACCAACCATTTGGCCACATTGTAGATTTAACACGTTACTTAATCACATCGGTATTCAGCAGTCAATATGCAAGGTTTCAAACAGGAATTATCAAACCGCTTGTTGTTGTTGGTAGAGATGCTGAATATAAATCAGCAAGTAGATTTTGACAATATAAACTGTTTAAATTCCTCTTTTAGTTCGATTTCTTTTTGTTTATTCCAAACTTCAATAGGCAATGTGTAAGGTTGTGAAGTCCAAGTGTCACCATTGTATTCAGTAATAAATGACACGTTAATAAAATGCCTATCCATTGCAGGGCTTGTAGTTGTTATGATGTTCATAGTTAGTTAGTTTATTTATGTTCACCGCAAACATAATTAATTTTAGTTACATTTTAAGCATTTATCAAATTTTTTATTATTATTTTGCATCATGGCACGATTCTTAAAAACCTCCGACTATCTTTCAATAATTCAAACGGTTGACCTCAATCAGATAACCGAGAACACCCCGCAAAATTTGTATGATAGCGAGGTTAAGGCCATAAGTAGAATGAGGACAAAATTAGTCCAAAGATACATGGTTGACATTGAATTAGGCACAATGGATGCCTATTCAGCATCAACACATTACCGCACACGCGACAGAGTTATATTAGGTGAAGTAATCACACACGTTAATGACTTTAGCAGATGGGATAATAAAACCGAATACATTATAGGAGATATTGTAACCGATGACAATGGCTATGTTTACACAGCTATTGCAGCAAGCACAAACCAAGCATTGACATTAACTGCATACTGGTCAAAAATGATAAACATTGCAACAAGCAACGCAACCTATTGGACTGTTGGCGATAATCGTTATCCGATGTTTGTTGAGCTTGCAATGGATATGACATTGTATAACCTGCATGCAAGGATTAACCCAAGAAACATACCCGATTTGAGAATAGAACGCAATAGAGAAGCACTTGACCAATTAGATGCGTGGGCAAGTGGCACAGATACCGCTGAGGTGTTAAACATCAATTCAACCGATAGCACTGGTTATTCTATACGCTACGGAAATAGTTTAGACAAACAAGATAATTTCTTTAAATAATGGCTTGGTATAACGATATATTTAACTTTAACAAACCACAACCGCAAAAGGCCAACATACGTAAGACTATTGACTTTGAGCAACAGTTACAACGTGTTAGACAAGATGCGACAAAGTTTAACATTGCATTACAGGCGGCTGAATCACCGATGTACCCAAACCGCTTTTTATTGATGCAAACCTATCAGCAAATTGTGTTAGATGGGCAAGTGCAATCGGCTATGTTGCAACGTAAATCAAAGATATTGAGCAAGAAGTTTATGGTTTATGGACCAGATGGCGAATGTGATGAAGCCAAAACTGCATTGTTTAACCAAAAGTGGTTTTATGACTTCCAAAGTTTATCTTTAGATTCAATCTTTTGGGGCTTTAGTTGTGTGCAATTTGGCGCAATTATAAACGATAAGTATTCGAGTGTTGAACTTATCCCGCGTATTTATGTAGTGCCTGAATTTAGTTTAGTTCGCACCAACACAGCAACCGTAACAGAGGGCAAACATTTCGATGTGTCACCATATAATAACTGGTGTATAGGTGTTGGCGAAAAAAAGGATTTAGGATTAATGATGTATTTAGCACCATACGTTATTTGGAAGAAAAACGCAATGGCAGCGTGGGCTGAATTTGCTGAGGTGTTTGGTTCACCGATTAGAGTTGGTAAAACAGATGTGCGTGATGAATTGACACGTAAAAACATGGAGAACATGCTGCGCAATATGGGTGTAGCTTCGTGGGCTGTGCTGGATTTAAACGATAACATTGAATTGATGCAAGCGAGCAGAACGGATGCCTAT